ATTTAGAACAATTGGAACCTACAGAGAATTATCCTGATCACGTGAAGCTGACTGATGAAATTGAGGAACGTGTAGAACAGGTCATCATTAAGATGCAAAATAACACGCGTGCTGGATGCGTATTTAGAGCTTCACATAAAAATGAACCTTTACCCATCGAAAAAGCGAAGCGCGGTAAGGTTAGAACTTTTGAAATGGCTCCAGTCGAATTAACAATAGTGATGCGTATGTACACTTTGTTTTTCGTGCGTATTGCCCAAAGTAATCATCATCTTTTTGAATGTGGTGTTGGCATTGAGGCCCAATCTTGTGAATGGGATTTCTTATATCAATATCTAACGCAATTTGGTGACGATACAATGGTTTTTGCAGATTTCAAAGGTTTTGACAGATCTATGCACCCTGTGTTTATCAGTGCTGCATTTGAAGTTATAGCCCGATTCGTGGAAACAAAAGTCGGAGACACCTCTCATGCTAATATGATTAGAAACATTGGATATGAAGTATCGTTTGCTTATGTGGACTTCTTCGGTGATCTTGTGCGTTTCTTTGGAAAAAATCCATCTGGACAGGCATTGACGGCCATTATTAATGGTATCGTAAATAGCCTGTACCATCGTTATGCTTATATACATTGTTCGCCTAGGAATGAGTGTGCAACTTTTAAAGAAAATGTAGCACTTATTACTTATGGTGATGATGATGGTTTTGGCGTTTCTAAGAATGCACCGTGGTTTAATCATACAACTATACAAGCAATACTAGCTGATATTGGAGTGACTTATACAATGGCAGACAAAGAGTCAGAGAGTGTTCCTTATATCAATATGTCCGAAGGATCTTTCCTAAAGCGAACTTGGCGATTTAACAGTGAGACTGGTACCATGATGGCGCCTCTTGAACTCTCTTCATTGTCTAAGATGCTAATGGTATGTGTACCTTCGAGTGTAGTGAGTCCAGAAGTACAAGCAGTTGACACTATTCGTAGTGCGAACTCTGAGTATTTTTGGCATGGTAGAGAAATGTTTGAGGAGAAACATGCGTTGTTGTTAGATTTAATTGAAAGTCTCCAATTAGGTGATTTAGTGTCGCCTCCTTTGGAAACTTATAATGATCTTATGACCCGTTATGTTACTGCCTCGAACGATTTCATCCAAAGGACACAGGTTCCCTACTATGTTAGTTTAAAGAATTATTTAATTCTTGAAACTCATGAAATGCAG